ATGAAAAACACAGACCTGGTCACGTCGTGGGGTACGTGGCAATACGCGCAGTCCTTGTCCAAGCGCACCGTCTCCGAGCGTGCCGACACCGTCCGCCGGATGGGCCGATGGCTCGACGCGGACCCGGCGTTCGTCGAAACCGATGACGTGGTGACGTGGCTCGCAGAGGCCGGCCCGGAGTGGAAAGCGTCGACGCGGCACACGTTCCATTCGCATCTGGTGGCGTGGTTCCTGTGGCTGCAAAAGATGGGCTACCGCACCGACAATCCGATGACGGTCGTCGGGAAGCCTCGGCGGCCTCGAGCGGATCCGCACCCGGTCGCCGACGCTCACATGCCTCGGCTGTTGTCGCAGCGGATGCACAAGCGCACGAAGGCCATGATCATGCTGATCGCGTTGGCGGGGTTCAGGGTTCACGAAGTGGCGAAGGCGCGGGGTGAGCATTTCGATCTCGTTGGTCGCACCGTGACCGTCGTCGGTAAGGGTGGCGTCCGGGCAGTGCTGCCACTGCACCCTCTGCTCGTCGAGATCGCATGGACGATGCCCCGAACCGGGTATTGGTTTCCGTCGAACTCAGTGCGAACCGGGTGTGTGCTCCCGAGGTCGGTCGGCACGATCGTCAAGCAAGTGATGATCCGCGCCGGCGTCCCAGGCTCCGCGCACTCGATACGGCACTGGTACGGCACGACGCTCGTGGACTCGGACGTCGATTTACGGACTACGCAGGAGCTGCTCCGTCACGCCAGTCTCGCGACAACCCAGATCTACACGAAGATCGCCGACCATCGGAAGGCCGCGGGTATCGATACTCTTGATCCGTGGCGAAGTGTTCCGACCGTCCCCGCTCCGATCCTTCGGCACGCCGCGACCGCCGCAACCGACACCTACTTGAATGATGCGGCGTGACCAACCGTAGGTAGCCGACGGTTCGGTCTGGTAGACAGGCAGGCATGAAACGGACATTCGTTGCGCTCGCTGCTGGTTCCGCTTTGCTGGTTCTGGTCGGGTGCTCGTCGGGGACGAATGAACCGGAGACATTCGAGACAACCGTGTCGGTGCGCGGCAACGCCACTCAGATCAACACCAGCAGCGACAGTTGCCGGTTCGCCGAAGGCACCGTCGCTGCGGGCGCACCCGTCATTGTGCGGGGCGCGGATGACCGGATTCTTGGCAAGCAGAACCTCGAGGTCGCCCACATGAGCGATACGAAAGTCGGCGTGTGCATCTTCCGGGCGACGTTCGCGCTCGAGCCTGGTGACGCGGCCTATCAGATCAGCGTGGACGGGCTCGACGAGTCGAAGTTCTCACCCGTGATTCTCAACGAAACCGAGATGCGTGGTGGCTCGGACATCGTCCTACGCAACGACATCGAGTACGGCCTGGACTTGATCCGGGGCGGATAGCACTGAAACGCAGAAATGCGCCCCACCTCATCAACGAGGTGGGGCGCATTTTCTATGTGGAGCTCGGTGGCATCGGGTCGAGCTCAATACCGGACTGAGCGGCCTTCGTGCGTTGCGCGTGGCCCCATTGGAGCAGAGCAACGATCTGGCCGCGCATCGACTGCAGCTCCGACTGGTGTTCCTCGCGGAGCTTGCGGATTTCCTCGCGGTGTTCGAGCCGCGCGGCCTCGAGCTCGTCGTCATACGACTCGCTCTGACGTCGCATCTGCTGCCGCAGCTCTTCGACCTCATTGAACACCTGCTGGTTGAGCGCGCGGTAGCGGTCTTCGAGTGATGCGTACGCCTCGTCACGGGCGCGACGTCGGGTCCGCTCGAGCAGGTTGTCACGTCGGACCTTGCGGACCTGCCGTAGTGACCACCATCGGGCGAGTCCGCCGACCCACCGGAACTTGCCCTGTAGGTTGGCGACCCTTTCGGAGAACGTCAGCACCGCGAACGCGACCGCAATGATCAGCAGGACAGTCGGGTTGAGGTGCTCGACGAACTCAGTGGGGATACCCATTGACACCGCCTTCCCGCCGAATCTTCGACTGGCGGGACGACGCTGCGGTGCCGAGGGCGAGGGCAGCGTGGCCGCCTGCCGCCGCGACCAGTCCGGACGGTGTTCGGATGCCTTGCCAGTAGTGGTTCTCGAAGGCAGTGACGAACAGGCCGTAACTGACAGCCAGGTATGCCCCGGCGGCGATGACGTGGGCTGCGACGATCCACGACCACCACCTGCCGATGACGCCGACCGTGAACACGATTGCGGCCGCGATGAATACCAGTCCCCAGAACGTCAGGCCGAGGCCGAACGGTGCGGATTGATCCGCCCGAGACAAGCCGCTGGCCGACGAGCTGGGTTGCGCGCCGAGGTAGTCGAGGCCTCGGACCGCGGCCTGGTAGATGAAGAACGCCTGGATGACGATGATCACCCACCGGGGAACGTCACCGACGCGCCAGATCCCCCGGTGAATGCCCATCATCAGTTGCCCGCGTGGCGACCGCGCCGGTCGTCGTCGGAAGCCTGGTCGGTGTACGGGCCGGCCGTGTTGCCGGTTCGGTACTCGGCGTCGTCGACGTACTTCTCCGTATCGGTGACCGACTCGGGTTCGAGGTCGATGACCGGGGTCACGGGTGCCGTCGACGGGAGTCCTTTGCTGGCACCGAGATTGACGGTAGCGAGCGACGTCAATGCGGAGAACACTGCGGCGGTCCCGGCGATGGTGACTGCGTCTCGCCAGTTCACGTCGGCGAATCCGCCGGTCGCGGGGATCGCGGCGACGAGGCTGCCGGCGAAGGTGCGGGCCGCGCGGTCGCCGAGGTCGATCAGGAAGTTGCCGGACGTGAGTGCGGTCGAGCCGACGAACGCCAGGAGCACAGTGACGACGGTTGCGAGGCCTGCGGATGACAGTGCGACGGGCCACGACACGGATACGAGGGTCGCGCCGGCACCGAGGAACAGGAGCACGTTCTGGAGGAACGTCTTCGATGCTCGGTCGGCGAGGTCGATCCAAAATGCCTTCGTGTCGACGGACAGGTTGATTGCGTCCACGGTCGCGGAGACGTGGACGGTGTTGCTTTCGGATTCAGCCATGATCAGTTCTGCTCTCTCTGTTCGGTTTTCGAGCGGGATGGTTCAGGTCAGGGCTGGGTTTCGGCCTTGCCCTGTTGGATGGTGTCGCCGGATGCGAACCGCGCCTGCAGCGATTCGACGAGCTTTCGGGTGGCGACCGCTTCGGCGTGAGTCTCGAGGACCCAGAACACGAGCGATGCGGCCCGGTCGTCGCCTTCGACGTGGGACTTGTAGCCGTCCCACACGACTTCATTCCAGACGTCGGCGAGGCCTGCGCGGCCCCACATTTCGCCGTCCTTCACGTTGACGTAGTCGCGGCCCTTGGGTGACTGCGGTCGAACCTCGTGCGGTACGCCCCACTGCAGAGCGGCGGCCTGTTCAGGTGTCATCGGTGCGGGTCCTCCTGGTGTCGGTGCGGGTGTGGTGTTGCCGAGGCGCATGATCAGCGCCCAGGTTTTCGGGCCGACCGTGCCGTCCGGGGTCAGCGCCGGGTCGGTGCGTTGCAGGGCGGCGATCGCGTCTCGGGCGTCTCGCCAGCGGCCGGTCTGCGGAATGCCGAGCTTGGCCTGCATCCTTTTGATGCCGTCGATTTGGTAACCGGGTTCGCCGGCCTCCCCCGACACTGATTCCTCGGGGCCGTCGAGTGGTCCGTAGAACCAGCCACCGGGCAGCGGGAAGTCGTCCGGGTTGCCGGCACCGGCGACGGCCGGCAGGTACCAGAAATCGTGGAACAGTGGGTCGTTCCACGCCCGGGCGGACGAGGCGACGACGTGACCGGATCGGTTGCGGTACATGCCCCGGGACTCGAAGTTGAGTCCATCGAAGGTGCCTGCGACGTGCGAGTTGTAGCCACCTCCGCCGTGCATGAACCCGAGCTTGACGAGCGCGTCTGCGGGGACGTCGGCGGCACGGGCGACGTGGACGAGCCCGAGCTGCGCGGCATCACCGGTGGCGGTCGCACCGTAGCGGCCCGGTCGGTTGCAGTTCTCCGTCGACCCGTACCGGCGATTCGCCTTCATGCCCTGCACGTGAGCGGCGACAGCGAACGCGAACCAACTGCAGTCACCGCCGGGGTTCCCGGATCCGCCGTAGGCATACGGCAGTCCGTCCTTGGACCAGATGTAGTCGCGGGTGGCTTGCACCTGCGCACGCGAAATAGAACGCATCGGAACCTCCTGGGTTCGGTTAGCGAAATGGGAGAGTAGAGAAAGGAATTGACGAGCCGCTAGGTGAGCGTCAGGAACGTGCCGGATGCAAGGGCGGACCGGCCACCGGTGAGACCCGCGACGTAGCCCTCTACGGTGATCAGCCGATCAACCCCGGCGGACGGAATAGTCATGGTCGAGGTCGGCGCGGAACCGCCGGCGGGAGCAGTCCCGACAACGACGCCGTCCGCGAGAACGCGGCAGGAGTTGACAGAGTTACTACCGCTGTAGGTCACCTGCACCACCGCCGTCGCCGTGACGCCGGCCGGCAACGTAAGACCGTTGTTGACCACAGTGGAACCGGTGCGCGCCGTCCATCCGGTGAGCAGGGTCCATGTCGAGCCACCGAGGAATTGGTTTCCGGACTTGTCCATAGCGCGGCCCTCGAATTGAGGTTTGAGTGACGCGCTCGCGGTCACCTCGAGCGATTGAGTTGCCGTGACGGTCATGCGCGGAACCGCGGTCGCCGACGCGGTCACAATTGCCGACTGAATTGCGCTCGCCGCCATACGGATCACCCGGGCCACCGCCGCGGTGACCGTCAATCCTGCGGCCGCCGCAACTGGGATGCGCGCGACCCGGCTCGCCGTCGCTGTCACTGCGATCGTCTGCACTGCGTCGACGGGGATCTGCCCGCCGATCGCGACGACATCTGCCGTCGCCATGACGCCGATCGATTGTGCGGCCGACACGAATGCGCGCGCGGCCGACGCTGCCGAGGCGGTGACGGTGAGTGTGGCTTTGGGCCTGGCTCCGACTGCAGCGATGGCCGCGGCGGCGACAGCGATCGCCGCGGTGGCCGTTCGGCGTAGCTTCACCCATGCCGCTGCCGCCGGCGTCAGCTCTACGAGAGCGTCGGCATCGACGTACTTGGTGCCTCCGTCTGCCCGAACCGAAGCCGACGCCGTCACGTCGATCTGAGCGGCCGCGTCGACGCGGGCGATCGCAGCTACGTCGACCGAAGGCCGAACGACCGCACACACATCCGCAGCGATCAGGTAGCGCAGGAACGGCAGCGGCGGCATATCGACTGACGTCAGCACGCGCCGCGACCCGGAGGGCGGGCCGTGGACCCGCCTACTCGGCCGCGGGATCGGCGCGGCCGAGCGTGTCGGTCCCGGCAGTAACCGGGCCGTCATCAGACGACGGAGACGGCCGGCGTCACGACGATCTCGCCCGGAGCTCCGAGCTGAGTCGACGCAATGGCGATCTTGTCGACGAACCGGCCGCCCGTAGCAGCGGACCAGATCCCGGCGTAGGTGAAGGTGCCGGCGGGGACTGGGATGGTGACGGCAGAGCCAGCGATCGAGCCGTCGACTGCGCCACCGGTCCACACCGTCTGCTTACGGGCGTAGCTGCCGCCCGAGACTTCGTTCGCGCCCGTGGTGCCTGGGTCCCCGGTGTGCAGGCTGATGTACGCGCCGAGGGTGCCGTAGTAGATCGCGATATCTTCTTTGGTCTGCGGAACTCCAATTGCCATGAGCTGTCTGCCTTTCAGTCGGTGCGCACGACTTGGCCGCTGAACCAGCGCCAGTCGTCGGTGAGGGTGGGGTTGATCGCGTTGGGCATCGTCAGCCACGCGGTGTACGCGGTGCGGTCTGGCACGAGTGCCTCGGTGGTGCCAGATGATTCGATACGCCACCGGATCATTCGGCCGGCAACGACGGCCGACCAGACGGGTCCTGCGGCGAACGCGATTCGTGCGGACGTCCCGGTCGGCCACGACGTGTTCGGGTGCTCTTCGTCGTGGATGAAGTCCTGTCCGTTCGACAGGTACAGCGGAATTCCTGTGGGAGGCCGGAATCCGATCCCGGGTCCGGTCTCTGCGTCACCGTGCGGTGTCCGCAGCGTGAGGTCCCACTGCGACCCCGGGCCGGTGTAAGCGGGTGGGTCGATGACGAAGCCGGGGTAGTCCACTTTCGTGCGACCCCGGTACAGGTCGAATTCGACAGTCCATGCGAACTGTCTCGGTGTCGTTGCAGCCGAGTCGATGTCGAGCATCACCCCGCGCTCGAACACTCCGTTGTTCCGAACGCCGAGGTAGCCATCGCCGTCGAGTGTGGCGACGATCGTGTCCAGGTACACCGTCACCGGGTCGGGGGCTGTGACGAGGACGCGGCGAGTCGAGGGGATGAACCGGACGGTCCCGGAGAGCGCGCGGGTGTCTGGCTCCTGCCCGGGATCGGAACCGTCCGTCGCACGTGTGAGGAACCGGCCCACCACCATGCCCTGGTCGAGTACTTCGAGAGCCATCGTGCCTCCTTCTAGGTGGGGATGAGCCAAATCTGCAGGTTGTTGCCCGGGTCGGACACTGCGTTGTAGGAGCCGGACATGAAGGGCTGGCGCACCATTCGGACGGTCAGGGTCAGTTCTGCTCCTGCCGGCATCTCGCCGACCGTCGCGCCAGGGTCCAGCTTCGTGCCGGAATACGGGAGGATCGGCACCGAGCGAGGACCTGCCCCGTAGTCGCGGTGGCCGCGCGCCACCGACACCGCAGCAGACGACTGCGGCGCAATCTCGATCGACGGGTTCGTGATCGCCGACGCGGCATTGACAACAACCAGGCCGGTGATCCAGAACCGGTACCGGAACGACTGCGCCGGAATGATGCGAGTCGCGATGACCAACTCGGAACCGGACGTCGACGCGAACGAGAAGTCGTTGTTGATGAGGGTGAACGGGCCGACCATGCGTTTGCGGGTGATCGGGCGGAACTTGCCGATCGTGTCATCCCATTCGGGGACGTCGCCGGTTTGCGGTGCGACAGCGTCGGAGTAGTCCGACGCACCACGGATCGCACCGGACGGACCGATATCGCCGTCCGGGCCCTTGCCGCCCCTGGGCAGAATCAGATTCAGACGACGGTTGAGTGGGCTGCCGACCGCTTCGGCCTGTGCGACACCACCGGGCGGCGACGTCTCCACGGTGCCGACGCTGATTGACCCGGGTGGGCCGACCTCTCCGGGGACACCGAGCCCATCCGGTATCTCCATAAACGAGTCGCCGTCCCACAACCAGATCGATCCGGTTGCGGTGTTCGCCCACGCCTTGCCTTCGTCTGCAGGCCCCAGTGTTGACGCTGCTGGGAGGTCCGCGTCGTCGTCGACGTGCCATTGGAAATCGAGCGGCAATCCCGGCTCGCCCGGATCACCCTGCGGGCCTTGGTCTCCCACCGGTAATGCCGTCGCACCATCGGCGGGAGTGAGGTCGAACTTGGCCTCCACCAACGGCGGTGCGTCCAGGTCGTCGACCGATGTTATTTGCACTCGAGGACGGATGGAGCCGTACCCCAACACCTCACCGAACGTCGTCGTCATATCGCCAGTCCCATCAGTTGAATGTCGGTACCCGCGTCGTTCATCAGCGTCGCCGGGTCCCACCAGAAGTTCGACGTACGGACACCCGAGACACGAACCTTCGGGGACACGCCAGGTTGGATCACGCCTTCGGGCGACGTCGGACCGAGACGTGTTGTGGAGGTGGGCATCACAACCACCCTGTCCTCGAACGCGAGATTGAATTGCGGGTCTGTGTTCAGTCGGTCGGTGCGCCCGGTCGCGATGAGGACCTGTCCTGCACTTGATCCGTCGTCGACGGTGACGTTCACCCGCAACGTCGAGGCGTGCGTGCTGGGAACGGCGGGACCGCTGGCGGTCTTGCCCTGCATGAACTTCACAGTGCCCTCGCAGATCAGCCGATACGGCACGTCGAGTGGGGCCAGTTCGATTGTGACGGCGACGAACTCGTTGCCGGTCACTACATCGTTGGGGCTCGACGTGTTCCGGTTGCCGCTGAGAATCAAGGTGGAGAACTCGGCCCCGGTGATCGACCACTGCGCAAGCAGGCCGCCGGGTCGCTGCGTCACCCAGCCGGCCGGTCGATCGTCCTGGGCCGGTACCCATGCCAACGACTCGCCGCGCGTCGGTGCCCGACCGATGTAGTCCGTCGCGGCCGTCAACTGCGGCCGGGTCCTCTTCGGCCCTTTGTCCCCGACTGCGCCGCGCGGAATACCCAGGGCCAGCACATGATCGGGGGCATCTCCGTCGATGACTGCTGCCGCGTTGCTCCCCACAGGGAGTGTCTCGACCGCTCCGACTCGCAGATCGACAGGCGGACCCTGATCACCCGGGCGAGACAGCCCGGTCGGCACAGGATCATGCCATCGGTATCCCTGCCAGATGTGCACGGCCTTCGTGTCCGTGTTCGCCCACGCTTTCCCCGCATCCGAGGGGCCCAGCCCAGCGGGCAGATTCGCGGCCGCGGTGACGTACCCGACGAGCCTCCACGGACGCCCGGGCGCGCCCTTCGGCCCGCGATCTCCCTCCGGGCCGATCGGCCACTCGAGGATCCCCGACTTTTCGTCGAACAGCAGCCCGACTCGCGACTGCGGCTCCTGCGTCCGGAGCGGCACGATCCGCAATTTCGGTCGGCATTCGAGGACCGGATCACTTGTCGTCATCGTCGTCTTCGGGTTCGTCATAGGTGAAACTCACCGCCTTCGTATCCGTGTATGCCTGTTTGTTCAGCAGCTCGAAATTGCGGCGCAGACGACGCAGCACCTTCACCGCGGGCGGGTCAGCGTGCTTCCCGTCGCCGACCGTGAACCGCCATTTGCGGCGCACTGTCGGTGAGTCCTCGTACTTGGCGCGGGTGATGGTGTCGAAGAACCGTCCGCCCAATTGCCCGGGCACACCGGACGGTAGGTCCGCAGACGAAAATGCCTGTCCGTCACCGAGACCGACGTGATAGCCGAAGATGTACGGGCTACCGTGAACGATGGAGACGATGAGGTAGCGGTAGCCGCGGGACTCGAACAGCGCCGTCTCTAGGTCCTCGTTGTCCGTGCCGGTGATCACCAGCTCTCCCGCTCCGAGCGCACCCATCAACTCGCGTCGTTCGAAGTCGGTGACCGAGTCGTAGAGCACAGGTGACTCGAGTTTCGTGTTCGTCGGTTTGGCGATGCTGCTCATCACTTCCTGCAGCCATCCACGCTTCAGCCCGGTCCAGATGACCGTGGCGCAGGTGGCGAACGGACCTGGCATCGACCAGGACTCCACACCCGGGCCGTCGAGATCCCAGTCCACCCACGGCGCAGCATTGTCGGTGCCCGGGTAGCCGCCCTCGTATGCCGGGGACGGCACCGGCTCCGGCCGCGGCAGCCACTCCGGGACGAACCCGCCACCAGTCAGAACCCGGTAGTACTGCGCAATCGCATCGTCGCTGCCACTCGACCAACCTGAGTGGCTGCCCTTGTCGACGACGTCGAGAACCATGGTCGGGCGGTCGAAGTTCTCGCCACCGGGAACCAGCGGATCACCCGGCAGCCACAGCCACATCATCAGCGCCACACCCGTGCCGTCGAGTGCTTCGAGGAACGCCTTCCCCATCGGCTGCATATCCGACTCGATCGCCACGTACGGTGACGTGTCGGCGCTCAAATAGTTCGGGACCACGTGGATCGGCCACGACGAACCACCCTGCATCCGACTGACATTCGCTGTCGCTAGTTTCTTTACCAGCGTGACCGCGTTGCCGGCCTCCACCTGTGGCGTAGTAGGTTGCCGTTGCAACGGCGACCGCGGGTTTTTCCACAACGAGATGTAGTCCAGCCGTACCAGCAGCGGATCACAGTCGATGTCGATGACCAACGCCTCGCCGGCTTCCTTCCGGATCGGAGCATCGTTCACGACACCGGACCATCGATACGTCGCGGTCTGCGCCGCGACGAACAGCGGTTTGTTCCGATCCCGCGTAATCAGCTCTGCGGCAAGCGGAGTGCTACGCGGCGCGGTCGCCTCGAGCGACCCCGTGCCGTCGATCGACGACTCGAAACTGAGATCGAGGTAGTCGTTGACGAACCCCATCTCTTGCAGGTTCTCGTCGAGAATCAGGATCTCGGAGCGATCCGAGAGCTTGTCAGCGAGCAGGGCCGCGTGCTGGTCTGCGAGACGACGATCAGCGGCGTACGGGTCCCACGTCATGGCAGGTACTCCGATCTAGGCTCGATCACGAACAGCAGTTTGGAATCTGCTGTGCCGCCCTTGATTCCGACCTCAAGTACCTTCGACTCCCCAGGCGGCACGAACTCACGGAACCGCTGGCCGCCGAGCTCCGCCCAGCGGTTCCTCTTGAGGTTGTCGACGAGCGTCCACTTCCCTGGCGTGGTGTCGAGGCGTAGTTCTTCGCCCTCTACGAGTGTCGGCAAGGTAACGAATCTGCCCGAGTCCCAGAACCGCCACTGGCCCGGGCCGTTAAACACGTACCGCCCGTACGCTTTTCGATCACCACGGTTCGCGACCCGCAAATATCCGGGAACGAAGTCCGAGGACACTGCCGGCGCTTCCCACAGGAACGGTTGCGCGCGGCTACGCCACAGTGGATCCGGTGCGATCGCACTCATCTCGTACTGAGCGTGGCCCTGCACGCTGGTGGTGTACGGGGACACCTCCGTCATGTCGAGCCGGTGTACCGGAATCCACCACCACCCGGTCCCGCGTTTCCACGCGCAGAACCAACCCGGAGGCCCCTCGCTGGGCCACGCGGCTTTCCACGCCCTCTCGACGTCGGAGATACCGCGCCCCGGCTCGCCCTCAAGGAACACCTTGAAGTCGAGCTTGCCGGCGTCGACCGTGACATCTTCGATGGTGACACCGAACTGGCGCGCACCCTTCGTCGTGATCGGGGTGAGTGCAGGGCCTTCGAACCCGGTCTTGCCGGGAAGCAGGTTCACGCCCTGCTTCCCGACATGCGCGCCACCGTCGAGATGGAAACGCTTCCCGCGTGGCGAGATGTACAGATACCGGTCGGCATCGAGTTCGATCACAACAACGCCCTCTCTTTCCTCGCCTGGATGCGAGCGAACTCCCGGTACAGTCCGTCCGGATCGCGCCGGTCGACGTGCAGGTTCTCGATGTGAATGCCGTTGTCGACCGGGCCGCCGCCACCGCCCGGAGTGAACTGAGCACCCGCATTCATCGCCCGCAAGATCGCCGGGTTCTGGCCCGCCTGCGCTGCACGTGATTTCACGACGAACTCTTCGTTTTCGAGCATCGCCGGGACCTGATCACGGCCGGATGGACCCGACACCGGGCCGCCGTAGTGGTAGCCCCGCACCCGAGCCCACAGATCGTTCGGATCGGTGAGCCGCTGCCCGAACAGGTTCAGGCCTGCGACGATGCTCGACAGCGGATTCGTCCGGTCGTCGGGCAGTGCCGGGGACCGGAACCGCGCGAAGTCCGCCATCGACATACGGAGGACACCGTCACCGGTGGGATCTCCACCGGAACGGGCCTTGATCTCCGACAGCACCTTCGGCGTACCGAGCTTGGAACCGGACAGGCGCACACCCTCATCGGCTGCGACCTTCCACTGATCGGCACCCTTCCCGGGCTTGTACTTCGTCCCGGACTGAGCGAGCACTGCACTTCGAGTCGGCTTCGGCGACGGCTTCGCCTTCGAGACAGGTGTCTCTTTCTTCCTCGGGGCACCCGAACTCGACCGGGCCCCACGACGATCACGCGCCTCTTGCTTGCGCGCCTCCCGGCGCTCACGTCCCGACATCGGTGTCTCCGCTGCTGCGGGTTCGCCTGTGACAGGGTCGGTTCCGCCTCCGGTGCCAATCGGCAGGAACGCCTGCTCGGGGAATGCCGATGCGCCGACGCTGCCGCCGACCTTGCCTCCGCCGTAACTGCCGCCCATCTCGACGTTGGTTCCATCGGGAAGGGTGCCGGCCGTGTGACCACCACCCGGGCCGCCGTTCATCCACCCGAACCGCAGAGTCCCATCGCCGCCCGCGCCCATGGTGTAACCCATGCCCCTGAGCGCATCGGCTTGGTTGCCGGTAGCGAAGCGAGATCCGAACGGGGGCAACCCGACTGCGAAGTTCGCGATAGCAGACTGGGCTCCTGAGCAATCGCCCCAGTTCACACCGCCCCACACATAGGGGGCACCCTCGAGCGGATTGACGAAGTCCCGCAACTGTTGCGCCGTGACCTTGGCTGGACCGGCAGGTGCTTCACCGGCTTTGCCGCCCGTTGCGTACCCAGGCAGTTTCGGGAACGTGCCGTTGTTGATCGCACGAAGCTCGTTGTCGTACAACGACGACGAACGATCGTTGACGATCCACTCACCACGATTGACCCGCGCCACCGGCATCCCCGCATCGGAGACACCGAGAAACCCATCGACGGTGCTGGTGCCTGGTCCCGACGTCGGGAGTCGACCACCCATCGCGCGACCCGGGGGAAGTGCGCCGACCGGCCCCTGTATGTTGCCCTGCGGCCCGCGGAACGACTCTTCCCGCTGCCGGTACTCGGTGATGCTGAACTCGATCTTCGACAGGCGGTCACGTGCTGCCTTGTCGATCGTTTCGTTGATGATCCGAGCCTGCTCGAGGGCCTGCTCGATCGCGAGCTTGACCTCAGGTTCCGCCTGCGACAGGTCGAGTCGTGCCAGCTCTGCGAACGCCACATCCTTCCCGCTGGTGAAGTTGTCGATGACCGCTCGGATCTCCGGGCTCACTGTCGACCGGTCGAGCGCCCACAATGCTTCCTTCGCGGAACCGTTCGCCAGATTGAATGCTGTTGCGTCGGCGTCGAACTTCGCCGTCGCACCCGTCGCGCCCAGATCGCGGAGAGCTGTTCGGACGGTCTGGTTCGCGAGGTCGAAACCGTCCGTCTTCGCGGTGATCTCGATCAGGCCTGTTGTCTCGTCGAGAACACGGACCTTGTTGCCGGCGTCCTCGAGGGCCTGGCGTGCCGCCTCGTCCTTGACGAACAGTTCGACGACGCGGGGTGCACCGACTGGGATCTGTCCGAGTGCGAGCTGGAATGCGGACAGCGCTTCCATCGCTGCGGGGCCGCCGTCGACCGACAGTGGTACGTCGACGATGTCGGGCAGAATCCCGAATTGGCGGGCCAGCTCTGCGACCTTCTCGATCGGCAGGTCGTACATGTCCGCGAGGGACTGCAGGCCGCCCTCGATCTTCGAGTACGAATCGGCACCCGTCAGACCCGATACCGCGAGGTTCTGAAATTCGGTGCCGAGTTGCTGCAGGCTTTCCCGGAGCGCTTTCGCGTTCGACTTCTCCGGGTCGAGATTGCCGTTCAGATCGAGCAGGGCGTCACCGAGACCACCGATCGGGTCTGCGCCCTGCGCGGCCGCTTCTGCGATCTCACGGACAGCGTCAGCGGCCTCGAACAACGCCGCCTGCTCGTCGGTCTCGAGGACACCCAGACTGCGGAGGACGGTCTGCAGGCCTTTCAGCTTTGCGTTCGCATCTGCGCCCGCGCCGGCGATCTGCGCGATACCGTCCTGAATGCCGATGCTGACTGGTCCGACCTTCTCCATGGCGTCGGTCAGCAGTGTGTACTCGGAACGCTGGTTGCGGAGCCAGTCGACGGCCTCGGTGCCACCGGCAGCCATCAGCTGCTTCGAGAGCTTGTTGTACTCCGCCTGCGTACCTGTGACCGCAGACCCGAGATCCTCGTTGCTGATCTTCAACCGGTTCAGAACATCGGTGACGGCCTTGCTCGAGGACGCCATCTCGTCCTGCGCCGACACCGCGGACAGGGTCTCACCGCGCGTCAAACCGATCTGCGCGGTCAGGCCCTCCCAGCCTGCGATCGCCTTCTGCATGTACGACGGCCCGGTGGTCGCCATCTGCTGCTGCTCGGACCGCAGGGCGCGGACGTTCTCCAACGCTGCCGAACTGATCTGCTCCTCGTCACCACTGACGAGGGCCTTCAGCATGGTCGACTGGGCGGTAGCGGAATTGGTGATTGCATCGGCGAGCATCCGTTGCTGCGACGTCGCTTTCGCCACACCCGACTGGTAGTTGATGACGCCGATCGTCGCCGCGACGAGCGCGGCACCCCACGGTCCACCGAGGACACCCATCGCCGACGAAGCAGCGCCGCGCATGGCACCGAGGGCAGGTGTGACACCGGTGGTGATTGCGGCACGGAAACCAGCTGCGGTCGACGTAGCGCCGATGAACTGGTTCTGCATCGTGCGGATGGTCGAGGAGTTGTTGCCGAGTGCCCGCATCGCTCCGCCGACGACACCGATCTGCGGTGCCAATCTGCGGAAGTCACTCGTCATCGCGGTCAGGGACGCGCGGTAGCCGGCGGTCGCCCGGTCGGCGGTACGAATCCCGTTCGTCATCGGAGCGATACCGGACTGCACCCGACCGATGAGTGCGGGAATAGTGCGGAACGCCAGCCAGGCCGCGGCGAGGCCTGCGACGGCCGTGGTGTTGTTCTCGAGGAACCCTGCCGTCATGTTCAGCGCCGGGACCAGGGTGGCGTCGAGAATCCGCGCGGACGCTTCGAGCGTCGACAGGAATATCTCCCACGTCGAGATCCCGAGTGCTGCCGATGCTTCGGCGAGGGAAGTGACGATCGAACCGATCGACGGGCCCACTGCCCGACCGGTCGCGATCAGTTGGTCGATGACGTCACCTACGCGGGACATCGAACCGACGACGATGTCCGAGTCACGGAACCTCTCGAACGCATCCGACCCGGCTTCGCCGAACTCGAGCATCGCCGGGATGTACCGCGACGTCAGGTCCGTCTCGAACGATGACATGACAGGCTTGACGCGGGCCTCGAGGTCGTCGACGCCGTCCGTGACGGCACCGAATCCCTTCGCTGCCTGCCGGAAGAACGGGCCCGCGAGGGTCGCACCGAGACGGCCGCTGGCGGCACCGAGGTTGTCGATCGAGCCGCGAACAGTGTTGCCAGCCTTGAGGGCTGCGCCGCCGAGGCCCTTCTCCATCGCGTTCTGGAAGGTCTCGAAATTGATCGCGCCGTCCGAGGCGAGCTTGAGGGTTTCCTCGGCGGTCTTACCGAGCTCCGCGCCGAGGAGCTGCACGATCGGGATGCCCTGGTCACCCAACTGGGCGATGACGTCGCCTTGGATTTTGTTGCTGGCTGCGACCTTCCCGAAGATCGAGCCCATATCGCCGAGGGAGACACCGGCGATGGTCGCTGCGTCACCGGTCAGTTTCAGGGTGCGGGTCAGGTCGTCACCGGGCTTGACGCCGGCGGCGACGGCGGATGCTGCGATGGTTGCTGCGTCACCGAGACCGAATGCTGTGCCCTTCACCGAAGCGAGGGCCGACTCCATCACCTTCGACACATCGCCGGCAGAGTTGCCGAGACCCGCGAGTTTGGCTTGCGCCTGCTCGATCGAGTTCAGCCGCGACAGGCCTTTGGTGATCGACGTCGCGAGGAGGCCCGTTGCGGTGGCGGCGGCCGCGCCCGCGCCGACCATGAGTGTTTTGCTCATGCCCGACGCGAGCCGCGACCCGATGCCTTGACCGGCCCGATCGGCGTGCGATTGAGATCCGTTGAGAGAGTTCTGGATCTGTCGCTGCATACCTGTCGTCGACGCAACGATGGACAGGTAGCCAACACCCAATTCGGTCAAAGCGGTTCGCCTCCTCGGCTAGTGGTCGGCGAGCGCCGCCTTTCGCCGTTCGGCGAGTTCGGCTTTCATGCGCTGCGCTGCAGAATTGGGATTCGCTCCGCCTGGGTTCGACCGACGCGGCGCGTTGGTGTTCGCCGCGTCGGTCTTGGATGCGCGTCGACGCCGCGCCATTTCGGCTGCGACGTCGATGGGTTGCGCCTTCGGTTTGTTCTTCGCCGCTTCGGCGGCGGCGAGGGCTCTGCGTTTGAACTCGACCGCACCAAGAGGTTTGGCGTCATCTGGTCCGCCGCGTGATGCCCACAGGGTGAATTCGAGCCAGTCCTCGATGGAGGCGAGGCGTTCGATAATCGGGTCGGCGAACGACCCGAGCGGGTCCACGAGCTGCTGGTATGCGGACTGCCCGGGCCCGAACTCTACGAATGCATCGAGGTCCTGCCAGGACAGTGTTCGCCCGAGTTCATCGAGGGACCTGCCGCGGTCGAGCAGGTCGCAGCGGATAGCCCCCTCTACTCGCTCTCGTCGGAGGAGTTGGAGGAGGCGTCGGATTTTTCCACTGTGACCGGGGCCGATTCCTTCTCCCACGCCAACCAGAGATCTTCGCGGGGGCGGAGGGGCCACGTCGCGACCTGGGCTGCGACGTCGGGGTTCAGTTTCCGCATTGCAGCTTCGAGCCAATCGAGCTGCGTCGGGTACGCCACCGTTGCGTCGGAGTCGGGCATCGGGGTTCCCTTGGCCGCGCGCTTCTTTCGCTCAACGGCGATCTTCGAGAACCGTTCAGTCATCTCCGCGTCGAGCTCGTCGACGACGGAGCGGGGAATGTAGCCGAGGGTCGGCACTCTGTGTGTCACGACCGAACCGTCCTCGCCGACGATGTCAATATCGAACGTCGGAAACGCTGTGGGGTTGTATGTGTAGCCCATTGCACCGGGACCTCTCTGGATGGGGAATGTAGTTGCACCGGAACGGTTGTGGAACCCACCCGGCAGGGTCGGCCCCGGTGCGGAGGGTGTGAACCCCTGCCGGGTGAGAATGTGGGAGCACGCAGACAGGGCGGGTCGACGGCGCTATGCCGTCAACCCGCCCTGCCTGCTGCTGCGTGTCTGTCTGGCTATCCGCCCGCGCCCGCACCGGCGGTAGCCAGTGCTGCATCGTGACGGAGCTCGACGACGTTCTTACCCTTCGTGCCACCGAACTTCGACTCGTAGGTCTTGATGGTGATCTCGTACTTCGTGACGTCGGTGTGGGTGTCGGTGACTTCGCCGACGTTCACGACCTGGCCCTTCTCCACGACGTACCGCTTCGTCTTCTCGCCGTCGATCGCGTCGAGCACCCACGACTTGATGGGCAGCGGCTCCGAGGTGTGGTAGATCGTCTTCGACTGGCCGTCCGAGTCGGCGGATTCGACGATGACGTTCTGCTCACCGAAGACGGTGTGCAGGACGGCAATGTTGTCGTCCTCGAGCAGAGTGACGACGATCGATTCGTCGGACTCTGTCTGCACCGTCCGGAACGTCGCGCCGCCGGCCCGCTTGATATCGCTGGTGGAGCGGGTCTTGTTGATCTTCAACCCGTCCTCGCCGACCGCGCCGTGATCGTTCGCGAGGAAATCTGCGGCGAGTTCCTCGAGCGCGGTGGTGGGCAGATCCGTGCCGAGATCGGCGGACTGCAACATGCCCCCGTCGATGGGGGGCTGGGAGACGAATGACTTACTGACGTCGACCATGATTGGTCACCTTTCGGGCTTCGTGCACCGGGGCCGTGAAAGGGTTTTTCGAGCGTGGACGACTGAGAGTCAGCCGACCTTGATGAGCATTTCGCCGGTGAGTTGCCAACGGCTTTGCTGGGACTCGTCGGGCCATTCGTACGGGCCGCCGTCTTCGCGCCAGTAGCGGATGAATCCGCCTGCGGCCGTGCGGCCTCTGAGCGTGCGGAGAACCGCTCGGACGGTGTTGGCGAGCTGTTCTGCCTCTTCGTCCGAGTTGGCCCAGCATTCGACGATCAGGCGGGCGTGGTCGGTGGCTCCGTGCGAAGCCATACCTCCACCCGGTGTGCGGGTGATGCGAACCATCCGAGGCCGGCGCTTGCTCGGGATCTCGTCGGAGATCCACACGTCGTCGAACTCGGTCGGCATGTGGGCGGTGACAGCCTGGACTGCGACAGTCTGTGCAGACTTCGGAATCGCGAGGCCGGTCATCGGATCCGCCCGAAAAGGTTTACGAGAACGTTCTGGTTGGCGTTGCGTCTCCGTGCGGAGTACGTCGCCGGGTAGATGATGGCACGCCAGCGGCCCTGTGGGCGTTTGATGCCTTGCCTGGATGACCACTCGAAACCGTCACCGGCGGCCGCCGCGCCCCTGCGGGCGAGTCCGTCGATCTCTTCTTTGACGGTGGGGAGGCTGCGGACCTCATAAAATGCGTTCCGCTTCGGCACGAATTTCGCTTGCGCCATCGTCGTCCACCCCCTCCACTTTCTCGGGGTCGGGGAAGTCGGCAGCGATCCAGAACTCCGAGTTGTACGCCGCAAGAGCCTTTTTCCGGTTCCCATCGGCGAACACGAGCAGAACACCGGACTTGTCGTCGACCGAGAACGACTCGGTGTCGAACAGGTCCTCGCCGCCAGCATGACGAACCCGTAACTGCTTGCCGCTCATCCGTTCACCCTCTTCAATTTCGCGTCGACGAGGCCCGGCGACCAGAACGGGTTGTGGTCGTAATTCGTTGGCTGCCCGTCGACCTCGAACCATCCGAAGCCGGGAAGCTCGATCTGGTCGAGTTCGGTCACGTTGTCTTTCGACTGCGGGTAGCAGGTGGCCGCGTGGACCGTGCGGTTCGCGTGCCCATCTGCCAGTGCTTCGGTCGCGCCGACGTACCAGGCGAAGACCAGGATGTCTTCGGGTTCATCGTGCTTGCCGGTTTCGCGTCCGCGGGCATCCCGGGTTCCGCCGTCGACGTAGCGCCGCAGCTTCACCGGGAAGTGGCATTGGAATTGGACGCTCACGGCACGATCACCCCCGGGCCGACGACGGGCCGCGGCGGTGTCGTGTCGATGGTGAACGCGCGCCCCGACTTCGACAGACCGCAGAGCTTCTGCAGATCGACGATCTCGGACGGCCACAACTTCCGTTTTCGCTCCGACCGGTTGTCGATGGTGCCCTGGAATGGGCCCGCCGACATCTGTGTGACCGCCCCCGACCCCGCGTCGAGGGATCGGAGGGCAGCGTCACGCAGGATCGCTTTCGCCTGCGCCGGGTACCGGAACTCTTCGTTCACGATGCAGGGGGCGACCCATGGCGCGGACGCCGCCGCGATGACGTCTTCGATCGTCGCGGCGGCTTTGTCCTCGTCGAGGTTCTGCACGAACGGTCGCAGATCATCGGGCGTCAATTCGACTGCGGGCATTGGTCGCCCCCTTTCTCGTTACTTGTCGGCGGCCTTCGGCGTGGTGCGCTTGCGGGCCGGTGCCTTCGCCGCTTCGGCGGGAGCCGGGTTTTCCACCGGTGCGGGTTCGACGTTGCCCTCCGCAGCGGGCGGGGCGTCGGCGGGTGCAGAGAATCCGTCCGCGGTCGGTGCCGCCGGCGGGGTCTGCGAATCCGGGTCGCCGTGGAGGCCTTCGGCTGTCGGGCTTGCCGGTGGCTGCTGCGATGTCGGATCGGGCAGGCCTTCGGCCGTCGGCGATACCGGTTCGGCCTTCGCCTTCTCGGTCTCACGGGCTTCTGCCTCGCGAGCTTCGGCCTCGGCCTTCTCCTTGGCGCGTGCATCCTTGGCTGCACGTTCCTTCGCCTCTGCGTCGGCGCGGTCCGTGTCCTTGTCCCGGACCTCGGACACTCCGACGTCGGAGTGGAGCTTGCGGAGGAACGCCGCAGCCTTGCCGGTGGCCTCGGCTTCGCCGTTGACGAACACCGTGCGGGTCTCACCGCGGCCGGCGATCAGACCGGGGTACTTGCTGCTGGTGAACTTCGGCATCAGGCACCGTTCCCAGCGTTGGCGGTCGCGAGCCCGGTGATCTTGCCGTGCTTGCGCTCGTTGCCGTACTGCAGCCCGATCTCGCCGTAGAGCTGCACCTTGTCCGACGCGCCGGTCTTCGCGAGCGGCTCGGCGAAGAAATGGCCCTTGCCGGGGATGTTCAGGAATGCAGGTGCGCAATCCTCGATGGACGCCACGACGATCGTGTCCGACGGCATTCCGCGCTCGAGCATGATGTTGCAGCGACCGAAGTCGGTCTCGAACGTCTGCAGGTTCACACCGCCGACGTTGCGGGTCGCTTCCTTGTAGCCCGCGTCCTTGATGAAGATCTTCGTCAGACGACGCTTCTGGGTAGCGTTGGTAATCAGGGTCCGGGTCTCGGACTCCTGCAGTCCACCGTTCTCCCACGCGGCCTGCATCAGGTCGAGCAGCAGGTCATCGGTGAGCGGTTCCCCGCCGGCGACGACGACGTTCGACGTGATCGCCGACAGCAGACCGCGGGTCTTGCGGACCGTGGTGTTGTCGGTCGGCAGGTTGTACGTGCCGCCGATGAGCGAGGCGTTGACGTCGCGGGCGATCTGCTTGAACTCCTGCGCGAGCTGCCACGCCAGTTCGTCACCAACCTGCTGCTCGTCGATGCGGAGCTGCGTTGCACCGTCCGTCGCGACCTGACGGGTCGCGGCCTGCTTGGTGTACGACACCGCGACCTGTTCCTGGTGGATCTCGAGGACGTTCGACCCGGCGGTCCGCTTGCGGCCCTCGGCCTGCGGGGCGTCGGCACCTTCGAGGCGCTGCCGTCCCTTGTCCGAGTCGCGGAGGTCGTATTCGGACCAGGTGAAGATCGTCGACGACTTCTCCTGTCCGCCGGTCAGGCCGCCGATGGCGGACAGGAACGGGGTGTCCTCGGGGGATGCGGAGAACAACTCGCCGACGAAGTTCGGCAGGTTGTAGGTGGTGCCGAGTCCGGTTATTCCGGGCATGGCGGGTCCTTTCGCTATGAACCCGAAGCGGTTTCGGGTTGCAGGGGGCTACTTCTGCTGTCGATTGAGCTCGGTGAGCTTCATCGCTTTGAGGCGCATGACCTTGGTCTTGTCGCCTTCCTTTTCGGCGGCCGCGATCTGTGCGTCGAGGCTCTGCGGTGCGCCCGGGTTGTTGCCTTCGCCGCCGAGGTGGACGCCGACGCCGGGGTCCTGGTTCTTCGGCACACCGAGTGAGGCATCGGCTTCGACGGCTTTCTTGATCGCCGCGTCGAGCTTTTCGGCGAAATCGTCTGCGCCCGGGTCGAGGTCGGCGATCTCCCGGTTGAACGAGCGGGAGTCGACGAGCCGATCGGCATTGCCGTTGAGCTTTCCGGCGCGACGGAACACAGCGAGCTCGAGCTTGCTCTCGCGGGCTTCCTGCTGTGCAGCAGTGAGCTGCGCGGGGAGCTGGCTGGGGTCGTTGCTGCCATCGGGGTTGTCCCCGTTGACGATCTTCATCAGAGCGTCGAGTTGCTGCTTGGCCGAGAAATTGTCCTTCGACCGGTTCTCCCATTTGCGGGATTCGTCGACGGCTTTCTTCACGTCCTCGGGCTTCTGATCGCCGAACAGCTCTTTCCACTGCTTGGCCGCGTCGTCGTCGCCAGCGTTGCCGCTACCGCCGTCGCCGCCGTCTGCACCTCCACCGCCGTCGCCTCCGTCCCCGGGGCCGCCGTTGGGGTGTCCGTCAGGGTCGCGCCGAGGATGCAGCCGTGCGGGCATCCTGGGGCCGCGAGCGAACGGATCGACCGCGAGCGGCGCGATGATGGTTCCGAAGGTGCGGTGTGAATTGATGTGGTGCATTTGTGTGTCCTCCCGTGCGGGATAGGTCGACGTCGTGCGACGCCGGGGGAATTGGGGGTGCACCGCGTTGTGGGTGCACGAAAAAAGCGCCACCCGAGTGGGTAGCGCTTTCGAGGGGAAGGTAAGTCGGTTACGTCTGGTGCGGCCAGGGCAGGGACGCGAGGTCTCCCGCTTCGACGGTCGCGGAGTGCTCTTCGATCAGGTCGTCGAACGCGAGGGTCGCTGGGACACCGAGGCGCGCGAGCCGGTTCAGGCCGACGCGGATTCCGTTCGCTGCAGGACGGTCGGCACCGTCGATCCACGACAACTGCAACGCGTCCGCGTCGTCGGTCCACAACAGGCCCAGCCCGTCGAGGGTGGCCCACCGGCCGGACCCGACACGCTCGGCCCCGTAGAACCGTTGCGTGTCGGCCGGGTCAGCACCGAAGTTAGAGGAGTCAGCGAGACTGCCCACTTCGTGCACCTCCCACGTCCTGGCCGGTGATCCTGGCGACGATCACCCGTCTGCGGTCTTCGACAAATGCGTCGATCACCTCGTAGTCTATGCCCCGCCCGAGGACGAGCTCATTCTCCGACTGCCCGAACACCGCCAATGCTCTCGGGTCGTCGCCGTCGTGCGAGGACACGTAGACGCCGCGGCTACCGGCCGGAACGTCGAGCCGTAGCTCGACTTCGTACCGTTCGACACCGTCGAGTTTCGATTGCAGCGCCGTGGACACGTACGCATTGTCGCGGTAGCTCCGTCCGACGACCGACGAGATGTCGGAGTCGGTGGTCAACCCGAACACGTCCGCTCCCACGGCCCGGGAGACCGTGGTGTTCTCCGGGACGCGCGGCGCGGCCTCGATGACCCGGTCGATGATGTCCACCGATTCGCGTTGCGCCGCTGAGAGACCCGCGAGGTCGTCGGCGCGTAACGCTCCGTTGATGAACTCGTACTCGTTGCCGGTGTAGACGCGCATCGCTGCCGCATCGGCGGGTGACAGGCCTTCCGCGTACGCCTGCCACGTCGCAGCGCCTCGTGTCCGCCCCTGCGCCTCGGTGAGTGTCACCGCGGGCCGGGACCGGATATAGGCCTGTTCCGCTGCGAGCCACTGCGATACCGCCGACTTGTACTCGGCTTCGGCCGCGAGCCACCGGGTGGTGTCCGCTGTCCGTTGAGCTGCGCTGCTGGCCGCCGTCGCGGTGCGAGCTGCAGGTGTGCCTGCTTCCGCGCGCCGCATGTAGGCCAGGACCGCGCTGGTGTCGATGGCCCCGTTCGGGCCGACACCATCTGTGTTGCGGACCGCTTCGACGTACTGCTTCTCCCAGTCCTGCACGTAATCCGGGGGAATGTACGTCTGCCCGGGACGGACCTCCACCGCTGTGCACCGGCAGAAATCGTGGTACTTCTCGCCGAGCGAACGGCTACCTCGAGTGCGGCCGCTACCGCCAGCAATGAACCGACCCGAGATCCGTGAGTCGCCGCGTGCTCGAGCTCGGCGTTCCGCGTCGGTCATCTCCTGCCCTCGGCCGACGACGGACAGTGCCGCCGATCGTGAGGTGTAGGTGGCGGTCTGGGTGCGGGTGGCGAGCATCCGGCAGAACGCGCACGCCTTGCCTCGTGCGTGGCGAACCCACCGCGCGCCAGGCTCCCGATCGGCGTTCGACACCATCGTGTCCCGAGACGCATCGAAAATCGCGCGTTGAGTGAACCCCGCGAACCGAACCAACGCTGCCTCACCGACCGCGCCGAGCGCCCACGCCGCCGACTGCTGTAACGCTGCGCGTTCGGGCAGAGCGGCCGGCGTCGGAGTGAACGGCAGACTCGGATCGCTCTCGGTGTACCAGTCGACTGCGTAGTCCGCCGCCATCGCTGCGTGCGGGTCGACGATCTCCGGGACGCCGTCGATGAGAACCTGCCGGAACTCCTCGGACGGTAGACCGGATGCGCCGCGCCACAGGTCCGTCAGCTCCTCGGTGGCATACACGTTGACCTCGTTGAGGATTTCCAGTCGTTCAGCCGGCGACGGCATTGGGCAGCTCCTCGGTGCGGCCTGCCAGCGCCGCCGCCTCCGCGTCCGGGCCGCCATCCGGGATAGCCGGGACGGCCGGGACTCGAGCAGCGAGACGCTGGCTCAGCATCTTTCGGGAATCGATCTGCCGCTTCTCCGCCAGCGCCCGCGCGATCGTCGTCTCGTCCCACCCGAGCTGCTCGAGCGCGACTTCGGACTCTGCGAGCCACGGGAACGCCGTAACCATCTTCACGGTCGCATCGGCTGCTGCGGACCGTGACGGTGTCGCCGGGTCACGCCACTTCGCACGCATCGCACGCACCTCGGCGGGCAGCTCCGACAGGTTGTCGCGGATTTGCAGGCCCGTCAGCACCGCGCGGGTCCAGGCCGTGCCGAACTGGTCGTCGGCGAACTCGGCCTCGATCAGCAGATCCTCTTTCGCCGCGTGGATCGCTTGGGCGGATGACGGATTGTCCTGCACCACACCGAGAGAGCCGACCGGGATCGACGTCTCACCGGAGAATTGGGTCGCCAGGGTCCGCAGGTGCTCCGAGTGCGGGGTTTGTGCCTGCGGCGAGAACTCACCGACCTGTGGGAGCTCACCACCCTCGTCGTTCGCGCCGACCGCCCAGATGCGGCCCATGATCGCCTGCCACTGCGTTTTCAGGTTGCCCTCGGCGTCCATGAACGCCGACTCGTCGGCACCCATGATCCAGCGCTGCGGCGCGGAGTAGAACTCGGCGGAAACCTCCATGCGGACAGCCGTTCTGAGGGCTGCATCGGCGAGGGACATCACTGGACGCGAGATCCGCGACGACCCGAACGGTCGATCGAGCCGCGGGTGATACGCCAGGATTTCCACCGGCACCCGCCCCAGCGAATGGCGGCGGCGCTCGATCGTCCACCCGCGCGCCGTCTTGGTCATGATCACCACGACGTCGGGCAGGTACATGATCAGCGCGGACGGAGCACCGGAGACGTCCTCGGTGTCGACGATCGCCAGGTGCGCCGCCGTCTGCCGACGTCGCTTGTCCCAGATCGCCGACCCGTGCATCGCCGACCGCGTCGAGATGATCACCTCGGGCTCACCGGACTGCACATCACCGAGCGTCGTCGCCACGAACGTGCACGAATGCAGGAACGCCGACGTGTGAGCCTGAGGGACCTCCGTCGCCATGCGATTGGCGGTCCACATGTCGTCGACACCGAGGTCCACCGACGACAACCCGGGCACCACGAACCCGTCGAGCTTGCATCGCCGCGACAACTGGTCGACAGCCTTCGCCGGCCAGCCGAGAACCATATCGAGGTTCACCAGATCCGGCGGGATCGCGATACCCAGATCCTTGATCAGGTTCTTCGCGTCGTAGTACATGGAGCGGAGCTGGTTGCGAGTCAGCTTCTGCAGGTACGTATTCCACAGCTTGTCGAGCGTGTTCTGCTCGGAATGGTCGAGTCCCTCGATCTTCACGCCAGCACCACCACCTTTCCTTTGCCGGAACCGACGCGAACTTTGCCGCTGTTGAGCGCCAGCCTGCGCCCGAGTAGGGCACCGACCATGCAGACCGCGAGGTCGACGAGTTCGCCCGAATCACGGGACTTCTTACCGAGCGAGTTGCCCCACTTGTTCGGGCGCATCTTCGCGTTGTGGACGTGTGTCCGGAGACGAGAGTCGCCGTCGTGCAACAGAGTTCCGTCCTCGTCGATCATCTTCACGACGATCTCGGCCTGCTCTGTGAACTGCATGTTGCGGCGAACGCCGCCGTGCTGCGACAGGCGCATATCGAATTTCACTGAATGCCCCTGTGCCCCTGGGGTTGCCCACACCTTCAGTGACTTCGCGAAATCGCGGTGCCAGCCGTCGATCAGGTCTGCCCAGTACAGTGCGTCGTCCTCGTCGTCCTTCGCCGGCGACGGATCGACACCGAACCAGACGACGCGGTACTTGTCCTTCGTCTGGCGGACTACGCCGTCGACGACGTCCCGGTCCACCCGGAACACGCCCTGCTTTTTCTTGTCCCAGCCGACCGGGCGTTCCCACTTCCCGAGCGTCACCACCAGCCCATCGGACAGGCGGGCCGCGACCAATCCGGTCGCGTCCTCCGACTTCGAGCAGTCCAGGAACAATGCGATCTGGTCGCCGGGTTGCAGCTTCAGATCACCGCGCGCCAGAGTGTCGAACTTGCGGGGGTCGACCCACGCATCGGCGGCCGCAGCGAGTCCGTTGAGGTAGAACCGGATCGCGTCCGATGTCGTGGTGCGCGAGTCCAGGATTTCGTCCTCGAGGCGGTCCAGATCCGACCACGGAGCATCCATGTACGCCGCAGCGATACCTGCCCGCCGTGACTCGTCGTCTGTCAGGTCCGTCGACGGTGGGGCCTCGATCGAGTCGTACAGGATGTCGCGGCGCTTCGAGTCCGGATGCTGTTGGCCCTGCCACGCCAGATACGACTGCTCCGCAACCGAATCCATGCCCATCCGGTGCGCGTTCGTGTACTCGAACACGCGGGCCTGCAGCTCCGCCGGCGACTTACCGACGTTGCGTCGAGCCACAGCAGCGACATCGTGTCCACCGTTCGACTCGGTCATGTGGTGCGACTCGTTGAGCATGATGTGAGTCGCCGGATCACCCTCGGCCGTCTTCTGCGAACTGGTGAGCAGCTCGATCCGACCGCCGCCGGCCGCCGTGGTCCGCTGCTCACCGCAGTCCAGCTGGAATTGGTCGCGGGTGGCCTGCGGGAGCATCGCATTCGCAACACGCAGAACGTCTTTCGCCTGCGCCTCGGAGTTCGCTGCGATCTGCACCAGCGGGAGCCGGTGCCGTATACCGACGATGCGGCCGCGTTTGTCCCGCCCGATCTGCGACGGCCCGATGAGCTCGAGCAGGCAGATCGACCCGCCGAACGGGTCTTTGCCGGTGCCCTTCGAGCCGCGTTTGATCGCCGACCGATACAGCCACCGTCCGGTTTCCGCGTTGACCGCGTACGCGAGGATGATGAACATCTTCTGCCCCGGCGTGTACCGCCACGGCCGGCCCGTCGTCGGATTGACGAACCACTTCTCCGCGAACTTGATCAGCTCGACACCGAGCGACACATCCGGCAGCTCAGCGAGCCGATCCGGGTGATTCCACTCCAAGCACCGGTCGCCAGGCCACGGAATGGTGCGCCACGCACCCGATGGGTCTACCCAATACCCGGGGAGCAGTTCGGAATCAGTGTCGGCGATCGTGTCAGAGGACTTCACGGTACGACGCCATCTGCGCCACATTCGACCCGTCAGAATCGTCATCGTCGTCGTCGGAAACCGGCGCCGGTTCTGCCGCATCGGGGTCGATGTAGCGGATCCGCAGATCGCGTCTGTTCTCCATCGTCGTCCCGAGCAACTTGTCCCGGGCCCGCATCTCCGCGGCGGCCTTCACGTCTCCGTCGTGGAACTCGGCGACGACCAGCGCGGTATCGATCGCGAACTGCCAATCACCCTCGGTCCACAGGATGCAGTGCGGCATCGTCGAAATCGCTTTCCACCACTTGCGTGTCATCGGCGGCCACGGCTTCCCGAGGAGTCGTTTCGCCGGCAACTTCGGTGCATCGTCGAACGGGACGTCGCGGACGTCGGTCCAATCGTGTTTGAGCGCATGGTGGTTGACCCGCTGCCCCTCGGGTTTCGGCTTGCGTCCACGTACAGCCATGCCGATCACCTCCAACGGGTCGAAAAAGTTTGTGGCCGGTTTGATTACCGCCGCTGGGGGGATCGCTAGCTGTGAGCGCATCACCGTGAGCCAGTCAGTGGAGCGAGCCGGCCGACTCGCAGATCAGGGGTGTTGCTCGGATTCGTCGACACCGAGCGCGAGAAGCGCTGCCCGGGTTTCCATGTCGGCTTCGCGTGTCTCTTCCGGGCCGACACAGAACTCGAACACATGCGAGTAGTGCAGGCCCCAGATATGCGCGATCGCCTGAGTGCGGTCCATCACCACGGAATCTTCCAGTACGGGGTCTGGCGATGACCGCAGAGGACGATCATGCCGCTGCTGCCACGGCACTTCGGTGGGACCCGGCTCGGTCGCCTCGGGTGCCCGGTCCATCACTCGACCTGCCCGCAATGAGCGCAGGTGACGACCATCAGCACCTTGCCAGGGATTTCAGGGCTCGTACCGACGCGACGCAATGCGAGACCGCCGCAGGACGAACACGCGACACTCGTCGTCGACGTCGGCAGAAACGTGAACTCGTACCGCACGACGTCAGGACTCGACGGATCGACAACGCCGGTCAGACCCGGCTCTGCCGCCGTCACGGCTTCGTCCAGAAATCGCGTTGCCGCTTGCGCTCCCGGCGCTCAGCCATGCCGGCGCGCATCTCATCCGACAGATTCTCGGGACGCTTGTGCGCGTTCAATCGCTCGTTGGCCTCGTGGATTTCCTCGCGAATAAAATTCGACGATCTGTCGTCGCTCATCCCAGGTTTCCGTAGAACGACTCCAAGGGCCGACCCTCAACCCTCGCGAGGTGGTGCAACGTCCGATTGATGTAATCCCAGTCCGCGATCCGAAGACCGGCGATCAGATGCACCCGAAACTGGGACAGTCGGAGACCTTGGAGCTGGCTCCCGGTCGTGACGACCAACGGGTTCTCGAGACCGTGCGTTCGCGCGAACTCATCAGCGGCCCGCCGCGTACCGGCAATCACGAGCTCTCGCAACGGAGCCGCCTCTGTCGCGCTCATCGGGTGATCGCCCAACGTGCCACAGCCCGCAACACAGCAGCGACCGCATCCGCCAACAGATTCCGCATCAGAGGACCTCACCGTTGATCGCCGCGATAATCGCATCACCGGCCGACTTGTGGGCAAAGCGAACAGGGTCCGTTACCGGCGTGGCGTCAGCCTTGTCGTGCAACTCGCGGGCCAGGTCGAGCAGCTTATCGAGGCCGTTGGCACTCAGGGTGTAGTTCTGGGCCTCGGCCTCGCCCGACACCGCCGTGTACGTCGACGCGAAGACGTCAGGCTTGCACGGGTAGCAACCATGCACATCACGGATGATCCACTCGCCGTCTTCGATACCGAGCCACTGACAGTTCGCGTCGACGTAGAGCGCTCCGGTTGCGCCGTCCGCGAGCATCTTCTGAACGCGCTCGTCGCCGATTGCCTCACGCGCGTACTCGAGGTCGTTCATGTCCCCCAACGGCACGAACAGCTCGACGACGGCGTTCCGCATCCCGCCGGCCGCGGGCCTGGTCGCGAATGCGATTGCGTCGTCGTCGTTGTCGCCGGTCCACTGAACCGCCTCGATCTCGATCGGGTTCTTACGAAACTTCTCCGCCATTGGTCGTCTCCTTCGCGTGGTGTGAACTGGTGAAACTCGGCTCCGCCCCAGGTCTCCGCTATTCACCAACTGTGGGAGGCCCTATGCCCTCCGTGCGGTTGCGGGGTGGGGGGAGGGGGTCACCCCCGGGTGTGTTTCTGCTGGTCTGGGGCTTGTCGGGGTGCGGGGAAGGCTGTGGGGTCGCCTGGGTGGGGCTGAGCTGGTCTTTTGCGGCGTCTGGTGCGGCCTCTGGCGGCTTCGCGGGCTGTCTTGGCTTTGTGGCAGGGCTTGCAGCGTGTGCGGCCGTTGTTGAGGGTGGTTGTTCCGCCTTCGGCGACGGGTATTTCGTGGTCTGCGTCGACGTCGTTGGCTCGTGGGTGGCCTTGGTAGCCGCAGTCGACGCACTGGTAGTGGTCTCGGCGTTTGACTGCTCTCGCCCATTGGGTGTGTTCGGTGGTTGCGGTTCGGCTGCGTCCGCCGTTGGTCCACGCCATCAGGGTTGGCCGGTTGGTGGTGGCTGGTTGTTGAGGGCAGCGAGGGTGCGGTTGGGTGTCCAGTCCGAGGGTGGCGTGGTGCAGTGGTGGGGCCGGATGCAGCGGACTGTGCCGTCGATGCGGTGGACCAGGATGCACTCATCGTCGTCGAGGTGGAGACGCTTGGGTGGGCCTGGTTGTGGTGGGATGCGTCCGCCTGTGGCGTATTGGGTCATGGGTTCAGTACCTCGCTGCTACGACCCAGGGGCTGGTGTCTGTGTAGGCGTTGGGTGCGGGTTGGTTGGTGAGCCATGCGGCTACCCAGTTGGCTGGGCCCATGACTGCGTGGTTGAGGTCGATGTGTGAGTAGAGGGTTTGTTCGTTGGCGTGTCTCGACGCGGTTGGGTCGCAGCGTTTGTGGAGTTCGCGGAGTGCGCCGTGGAGGGTGGTGGGTGCGGTGGGTAGGGGGTGGTGGTGCAGTGGGGGCGGCATCAGGTTGCTGTGCCTGGTTCGAACCGTGCGAAGGATGCTTCGGCGAGCTCGCGTAGGTGGTCTCGGCAGGCGGTACAGCGGTGGCTTTCGTCGAGGGTTCCTTCGGTGCAGCCTTCGGTGATGCAGCGCCAGGGGTGTCCGCGTTCGACCATTGGGGCTCCTCGCTGGGGTTACATCGAAGGTCAAAGTTTGACCGCTTGGGGGTTCCCGACCAGGTGGTAGCAGCGTGACCGTGAGGACGATCTTGCGACGGAAGGGTCGCTGTGTCAGCGCTTGGATTCCGGGGCTCGACGGAGAGAAGGCCGCGGTGACTTTGACTACCAGCCGGTCGGGAAGTGTGGGGGTGACGAGAATGGGACCCTGATTTTGTTTTCTGGGTCGGGTCGTCAGCGGTGGTTACATGTTGACTGCTGGTCAGGGGTTTGTCAAAGCTTCGGATGTTTGCCAAAGCACTGTGCAGCAACGTGTTACGCGTTATGCGGGTACTTTCCTGGTGGGGCGCTTGCGCCATGCTTTCGCGAGTTCTATTGCGTCTCCTACTCGGTAGAGGGGTTCTGCGTTGCGGTGGATCCAAAAGTCGTAGCGTTCGCCGTGCCAGAGCCATTGGCGGGGTTGGATGCGTTTCTGGGAGGCCCAGGATCGGAATGTGCCGTCTGGGATCTTGACGCCGATGATGAGTTCGACGTGGTGGAGTACGCCGAATCGGTTGAGGTTCCATTGGTGGACTTGGTCGAAGAGGCCGTCTCGGACTTCGCGGGAGTCGTAGCGGGAGTGGCAGCGTCCGCATTCGACGAGTGATTCGGTTTCTTCGGCGGCCATGTTTGCGCCGCATTCTGCGCAGGGTCCGCGGTATGCGAGGGCTGGCATTCGGTCGATGGTGCGTCGGGCTCGGTCGAGTAGGGCTGTGATGTGGTCGTGGGTGTCGATGGGGCGGGTGAGGGTGCGGAGCCAGTGGGGGTGGTGTGAGAGCCAGACTGCGGCGATTTCGGCTTTGGTGGCTGGTGAGAGCGAGATTGCTGCGTTGTCGGTTCTGCGGTCGGCGCGGAGCTCGTCGACGAGTTCGATGACGTATCGGCGGTTGGGGCGGAGGTTGCGTTGTTCGGCGATGTGGTTTGCGGTGGTGTGGAGGTAGCGGTCGAGGGCGTCGAGGAGTGAGGAGTCGACGGGCATTCCGTTGCGGTCGAGGCGGATGGGTAGTGGTGTTTCGGTGCCTTTGCCTCCGACACGGTCTCGGCCCATTTTGTCGAGGCGTGCTCGGGTGAGGGTGAGTTCTGCGACGAGTCCGGGGATTTCGCGGAGGCTTACGGCGAGGGAGTGTGCGCAGGTGGTGCACATGTCGAGTTGGTCTGTGGAGGGCCGGCCGCAGCGGCCGCATTCGATTGTGGTCACGGGTTCTCCCCTTCTGCGGTCACGAGAGTGACGATGTGGTCACTGTGCGTCGTACGAGCCGGTTTGCAGCCATAGCCGTTGTTGTTGCGCCAGCCGTTGGCCCAGTCCAGCGTCAGCGTCTCTCCGCAACCCGGGCAGACGATTTTGTCGCCCACGTTCGGGTTCACAACGACGTCGTCTGTCACGGCTTTTCTCCCTCAGTGGCAGCAGCGGCGGCGAGAAGAGCAAGGCCGAGTTCGCGTGCCGTCTCCCGCGTGATCGTTCGATAGCGGGCGCTGAACTCGATGCCAACCCAGTTGCCCTCCACGCCTTCCTCACTGTCGGTCACACGCACAAGCTGAGGGCCGTTGGCATCCTCAGCCACCCAGTAGGGATGAACGGTGTCATCGGGGTAGGGCGCGGGAAGCTCGATGATGCTGTAGCCGGCGTCCGTCAGCTTCGACACCACATGCTCGGCGTGCAATGGCCGGACGGAGATACCCGCACCGGACCATCGCGCTTCGGGATGTTCGCATCGGCAGCGCCACTCGACGTAAAACTCGGAGAACTCCAAGCTGTGCTTCGCGATGACGTCGATGTGTGTGGGGTTCGGTGTGCTCATCGTCGGAGTCCTTTCGGCCAGTTGATGTTCGGGGCGTAATGGCATGGGAGTTCGGGTTGATACCAGCCGAGGTGTTGTGCGCCGATCGTGGCAATAGCGAGTGCGTCGGAGCGGTTGTCGTTGCCGGCGATGGGGGCTCCGGGCCAGAGCTCTTTCATGGCGGCCATGACGGCCGGTTTTTCGGCGCGGCCGTTTCCGGTGGCGAACAATTTGATGGTTCCCACGGTGACGTCCACGACGGGGACGCCTTTGCTCGCGAGATAGTGGGCGAGCTCGAGGCAGAGCGCGCCGCGTTCGACGTAGTAGCTCGCGGCCTTCGGTGTGGGGTTGACTTTCGGGATTGCTTCGATGAGGACGAGGGATGCGTTGGCGGGGAGCTCGCGGAGGATCCGGTCGCGTTGGCGTCGGACTCGGGTGGCTCGGCCGATCAGGGTGACGTCGTCTGAGCCGCTCTCGCCGACGTGGAGGAGTTTGGGGACGTTGGGGGTGGGTGCGGTAGCCGGATCGCGAATGAGAGCGATTCCAGCGGCCCTGAGGCTCGGATCGAGACCAACAACGACGCTCATTCGACGGCTCGCAATCCGGGAGCGGGCGCGTCGTCGATGATCTGCAGAGTCGGGCACGGCCAGACGATGACGGCGTTCTCGTCGTCAGGGTCGGAGTTCGAGCAGTACGAGCAAATCGGCCCGTGATGGCCGTATCCGAGCTGGCATTTGTCGCAGTCCGCGTCGTGGCACTGCCATTCGCCGTCCTGGTCGCGTACATGCAGTTCGCGAATCCTGGCGAGCTTGGCCTCGGCACCACGGGCGCGATCGATCGCGGCATCACGCTTCGCCCCCATCTCGATCAAGTCGTACGGGATGCGATCGCTCATTTCGGCTCCCGTGCTTTGACGCGGATGCTGTCGGTGCAGGCGTAGCGGTAGCTCTCGGATCGGCCGGCGGCGTTGCGGCCGTGGACGTCGACGTACGGGCGTCCGTTTTCGGCTCCGCGGCTGGTTCCGGTGAAGTGGATTTCTTCGCCGTCGCATTCGACGATCTGGCCTCGGTACAGGGTGATGACGAGTGCGGTGACGGGCACGTTCGTCCACGTCGGGGTGGGGATGTCGGCGGTCTCGAACAGTCCGTCGTCGGTCATGGTGAGGTTCTCCTCTGCGGCCATCCGCTGCAGGCGGTGCGCGCGTTTGGTGCGGGTCAGGTGGGCGGGGAAGTTGTTGAGCGGGTGGCGGAGCCCGTCGAGGCCGACCGTGAAGCACGGTTCGCCTTTCGGGGCTCCGCATCCGCGGCACGGGATGGTTTCGGCGAGCTCTTTCTCGGTGAGCTGCTCGAAGTCGGGGTTACGCATCGCCGGCCCCCGGTGTGCGGTCGAGTGCCCGCCATTCGTCGAGCGTCAGTGCGGTTGCGTGATCGCATTTGACGATCGGGAGGTCGAGCTCCCACAGCGCGCTCGGCTCGTGCCGGTTGCCCTGTTGGTCGCACATCGTGCAGTCGTCGATCTGCTGTCGGCGGGTGCGCTTCGCGGAGTCGAGGACCCGGGCTTGGCGGGCGTGCCAGTCGGTGTTCGCTCGTCGGTAGTCGCCGCAGGGGCCGCAGTTGCCGGAGGCTGGTTCGTTGATGTGCTTGGGGCAGCGCAGCGGTGGGGGTTCGGTGGCTTCGCGCGTGTCCGCGCCCGCGCGTGACCCCTCTTTAAAATCTTGGACTACAAGACTAGAGATCTCCCCTTCCCTTACCCCTTCCCTCTCCCCCGGGGGTTCGAGAGGGGTTCCCGAAGGGTTAAAGGGTTCGGGAAGGGTTCGGGAAGGGTTGCCGATGGGTTCCGTTGGGGTTTCCGAGGGGTACGCGAATTCCGGCCCTGGATCGACCTCGTCAGCAGTCGCCGACGCCACCGCGGACCGCAACCGACGCAACTCCACAGCCAGCTCGTGACGCAACATCTCTGACGCCACCAGAGTCGCGCAACGGCACGCGTTCTTCAGAATGTTCGGCTGCTTCACCACCTCCGTCGTCCGCATGTACGAGCGCACGAACAACTCGTCGGTGTCCTCGTCGAAGAACACGAACCGAGCTGCCTGCAACTCCTTCAGGTCGCACCAAATGTCGTCGACGCCAATCGAGTCGCATCCTTTCGCCCACTTCACCGGCTGCAGCGGCTGGACGCCGGCGCGGTCGATTTCCTTCTGCGACACGAGCTGGACGTACGTCGTTTGCGCGTTGCGGGTGAGTGCGCGGAATTCCCTGTCTCGCCAAATCGATTCGCGGACAAGTCCTGCACTGTTAACCATGGTCAGTTCCTCCTTTCGTGATGTTTGCGAGCCGGATCGGCGGGCAGTAGACCCCCGACTGCGCGGATGCCGTCGCCGGTCTGTTGAGCGATTGCGGCGAGGCGTTCCATGGCCTCCCGGACACTGCTGCGGAGCGGTACGACGTCGGGGATGATCGACACGAAGTACCGGGGGCGGTAGTGCCGGTACCTGAGCTCGACTGCTCGAGCACGCCTGCGATAGCCCCGGACCTTCATCCGCGGGAAGTGGGCCGGTGTGCGCGGTGTCTGCCCGGAGCTCACGACGACACCTCGAATCCGAGCCCGCTCTGGGCCAGACGTGTGGACAGTGACAGGTCGAGGTACTCGCGGCTGAGATCGATTCCGACGTATTTACGGCCGTGGCGTGCTGCTGCCAGCCCGGTTGTGCCGCTGCCCGAGAATGGGTCCAGCACAGTGCCCTCAGTTTTGCATCCCGCACGTACGCACCGTTCTGCGAGAGCAACAGGCATCACCGCGAAATGCGACTCCGGGAACGGCTGAGTGGCGATCGTCCACACATCGCCAGGGTTTCGGCCGCCCTCGTGCACGGCCTGCAGTGGGTTCATCGTGTTCGGCGACCCGACACCGTCTTGCGAACGATCGGCAGTGAAACGATTCCGCTGTGCTCGAGCGACACTCACCGGCGAATGAGGTTCACGTATGGCGTCGAGATCGAACCAATACCGTTGCTGCTTCGAGAACATGAACAGGTGCTCGTGCTTCGAGGCGACCCGGTCTACCACCGACGCAGGCATTCCGTTCGGCTTGGCCCAGATGATGTCGGATCTGAGAATCCAACCATCACGTTGGAGAGCAAAGGCGACTCGCCATGGAATGCCCAGCAGGTTCTTCAGTGGCAGGCCGGTGTGGTTTTCGCTGGCAACATTCTGAGCTCGTCGAGAATTTCCTCCGAGCTTGCTCGTCTGGCCGTGATCGGAGTGGCCGCCGCGGGTCGCGTAGCTGTCTCCGATGTTCAGCCAAAGCGTTCCGTCGTCGGTGAGTATTCGTCGCAGCTCTGCGAACAGTGCGCGCATTGTTTCGACGTACTGTTCGGGTGTTGCCTCGAGCCCGTATTGGCCGGCTTCTCCGTAGTCTCGGAGCCCGTAGTAGGGCGGTGAGGTCACGATGCAATCAACCGATCCTGATTCGAGTGACTGGCACACTTCGAGCGCGTCGCCGTGGTGGAGGGTGACCGCGTCGTCTTGGTAGTGAACCGTCATGTGAGGCCTGCGCTCTCTGCGGCGGCGTTGTAGGCGCGATCGTCGGCGGCGTAGTAGTGCGGTCGGTTGCTGTCGTTGGTGCAGTTGCCGACGCCCCAACTACGAGGATTGCCGCATTGCAGGCAGCGTTCGGCGAGGTGGTCGACGATCTCCTGCGGTGGGGTCCAGAGCCCGAGCGCGCCGGTGCATTCGATCGGTTCGGGGATCGGGGTGATGTTCTCGAGGACGAGGTGCACGATCTGTCGACGCTCTTTGCCGCCATGTGCGACGTACGCGGATTCGCCCCACGGTTTGCAGCATCCGGATTCGGGGTGGACGTCGACGAGATTGACAATGCCGATGATCGCGCCGAACACTCGGACGTCTTTGTTGTCGGCCGCCTCGTACGAGCTCTTGACGAGCTCGCTGATGCCGCCGCGGTCGGACCAGCGGTTGCCGGCGTGGATCGCGAGGGGGCCGCGATACTTCCAGTTCTGGGTCCGATTCTCGATGGTCTTGCCGCCGTGCATGATTGCCCATGCCCACGGCTGCTGAACGGTGAGTGCTTTCATGTTGCGAGGCCTGCGATTCGGTGTGTGAGTTCGGCGGTGTAGGTGCGTCCACCGGTTCCGGGCATGATGCGGCGGTGGTACTGGGTGTGTTCGCCGTTGCGGTAGCCGTTGAATTGTTCGATGGCTCGGTCGAATTGGCGGCGGACAGATGCGGGGTCGCGGAAGTTGATGAGGACCTGTTGGAGTTGGCGGGCGCGGAGTTTCGCGGTGTAGCTGGTGCCCCACCCTGCGAGGTCGACGAGGCTCATTCCGTCTGTGCTGTCGGCGACGGGGCGGAGGAGACTGTTGTCGTCGCAGAGCGGGATGACGTCGTTGGGATCGTTGGCACGCCAGACGGGCGCTGCGGTGTGGATGAGGCGGGGGCCGGCGATGCCCCACTGGTTCGGATAGGCGGTGCTGCGCGGGTTTTTCGGGTCGGCGATAAGCGCGGCGGCGCGGAGTCGAGTTCGCATGAGGTTGCCATACTGGCCGCGTCCGATCTGGTCGGCGAGGTCACCCATCGCGTCCGCGCCGGCGGAGAATCCGACGAGAACGAACGGGCCCGTCACCTGCGTTATCGCAGCGAGTGCGTGGGCGATTGCTTCGGCGCGGGTCTTGTTGTACGCCTGCCCATTGATCACCGGGACCGGGCCGTACTCCGACCGGTGCCGCAGATGCACGACACGGAATCGGTCGCGCGGCAACGGATCTGTGACGACACTGCACATCGTCGGACCGTTCAACGTCTCTCCGATACCGCGCGCCAGGACGCAGGTGATGAGCTCAGGCATCAGAGCACCACCACGTAGATCGGTGCGTCGTGGTCGAGGGTGAAATCCTCGATATCGGTTCCACGTTCCGGCCAGCCCGTGACCGAGATTGCGGTGTGATTGCCGTCGTGATGGACCTGGCGGAGCTCACCGGCGACGTGCGCGAGGACGCCGCTCTTAGGGAAGTCCCAGTAGAACTCGATGCGATCACCGATGTTGCTGTAGTCGAGTTCCCCTGCGCGGATGTTCTCGCTGTTCCCGGCTTTGACGTGCTTGACCGCTGAATCGCGCTCGGCGTGAATGGACATCAGGATGCTGCCTTTCTGGACTGGTGCGCACGGCGGGCAATCTGTCGGCATGTTCGGCAGGCACGACCGCCAGCGGGCGTTAGGTAGGTGTTGTCGGTGGTGAACTCATGGCCTCTGCCGCAGTGCGTCTTTCGGGCATTGAGGGCAGGTATCGACTCGCCCCGCAACGTGTTCTCGCGTTGGGTGACAGGTTCGAGGTGCGCCGGGTTCACGCAGATTCGGTTACGGCAGGTGTGATCGAGTGTGAGCCCATCCGGGACCGGTCCAACGACGAGCTCGTATGCGAATCGGTGAGCGAGAACGTGTTTGGTGGGGAGTCGGTAGCGGCCGTATCCACCGGCGAGGGTGGATCGTAACCACGGCCAGCATTCGTCCACTGTTCCGCGATCGACCTTCGACCAGAACCTCTCGGCCTGTGTCTCGGTGAGCTCCATTGTGTGTCCGTTCTGGTGTCGGGTCGCCGCCACGTGTGTGGTCAGTGGCGGCGACCCGAGCTGTGTTGTGGCGGAGGACTAGTCGGTGGAGGAGAACGCGGGGCCGGTGAACGCGGTGACATTCGACGGCTCGGGCTCGACGTCGTCGGCGGCCGGGTCCTCCCCCTCTTCGGCGGACTCGTCTGCGGTGTCGTTCTCGTCGGCGATCTCGTCACCGTCCTCGCCGTCGAACAGTGACGGCTCCTGCGGCTCGTTGATCTTTTCGGTCACACCGGACAGCACCCGAACAACCTTCATGTTCACCGACTTACGGGTGCCTTCGTTCGCCATGGCGCGTTCGGTGTGCGACTGGCACGACGCGATGATCGTGTAGGTCCGCTGCTCCCCGATCTCGGGGACGTCCTCGAAATCCTCCGACGACAATCCGGAGAATTGCAGTCGAGCGGAGTCGATGAGTGGCTGGTTAGACATGTGCGAATCTCATTCCTGTTGTTGGGTTTTCAGTACGGCGATGCGCCGGCGTAGTGGTTGAGCTGTCGGCGGTTGGTGAAGGGAACAGCGTGTACCGCGCGGACGAGCGTGCATCCGCTGCACTGACATTCGAGGTCATTCCGGCGTTGGCCGTTGGCTTGGTAGACCTCGGTGGCATGGCCGGCGAGCACGATCGAGATGGTGTCGCGGAGTGCGATGGCCTCACTTCGGTATTCGTTGATCTGCTCGGACAGTTCCGCTTCTCGGCAGTCGCACGCGAGATGGTGATGGACGCACGCGAGGTACCGGGGGTCGATCGTGTCGCGTGGGGGTGACGACGTGACGGCCATCTGCTGCCCCCGAAACCACATGACCGGGCCGACGAGCTCACCGCCCCTGCGGGCCGGGATGTGCAGCGGCGGATCGTCGAAGAAATTCACGGCTACTGTTCCTCCTGTTCGGCGATGGTGCCTTTGAGGACTTGGAGCTTCGGCTGGCAGCTGTACTCGGATTCGGCGTTGATGGCGTCGGAGATCCGCAATGCGGTCGCGAGCTCGGAGGCGGTGAGGTCGAGCTCGACGACGGTCTCGTCGTCGCAGCCCTTCGTCTTGAGGGTGTAGATCACGACTGCTGGTCCTTCGCCTGCTCACCGGCGAGGTAGTCGATCGCTTCCTTCGCCTGCCGCGTCGTCATCTGCTTCGGGTTGATGTATGCGGTGGTGAACGTCTGGTTGATCCACTCGAGCTTCGCTGCGGGGGTGTCCTGCTTCTCGATGTCGAGGAGCCGTCCGAGCTCGGTGAGCTGCTCGGGCGTGGCCGCGTCCTTCGGGACGGTGTAGCTCTGGGTCTTGGCCTGCGACTGTTCCGGTTCTGCGCTGTCAGATGATGCCTGCTCGGTCGCGGGCTGTTCCGCCTTTTCTGCGGGCTTGGCCTGGGTCTTCGCCGCGGTGGCCCGTTTCTTCGGTTCCGACTTGACCGGCTCGGCCGGCTCTTCCTTCGCAGGTTCCGGCGCCGATTCTGGTTCCGCCTCGGTCGCGTGGTCGGTGATATCGACGGGCTCCGACGCCTTGATGCCGAGCCGGTCTTTCCAGCTCTCCGACGCGTTGTCGACGACGCGTGACGTTTCGACGCGGATCGGCTCGGCCTCGGACTGCAGGTCCTCCGCCGAGTGCGACAGACCGAGCAGCACCTCGGGTGCGATCTTCCGGGACACCTCGGACGCGGCTTTCGCGTAGAGCATGGCCTGCGGATCGGTCAGGTACTTCTCGTTACCGATCAGCTTCCCGTACTGGTTCTTTTTGAACTCGCCGGTCTTTGGATCGACCTGCGGGACATAGCCGGCCTTCTCGGCCCGCTCGATCGTCCACGTCGACGTCGTCACATGTTCGTCGCCAGGGGCGCTACCGGACACCGTCACTGATTCGTCCGAAGACTCGACGGTCCAGACCTTGTAGCCCTTCGACTTCACGAGCGCGACCATCGTCCGGGCGTAGATCGCCGGCGTCCCGTGCACGACGAAGATGTTCTGCAGCGACTGGATCGGGTTGAGTCCCAATTCCATTCCGTACAGGATCGCGGCGGTGCCGTTCGAGGCGTTGCCCTTGTACATCTTCGGCACGAGGTCGGTGTTGCACATCGCCGACGCCAACTTGTGGGCGGTGGACATTGCGCGGGCGTGCGCCTCGAGCTGCGCGATGGACGTGTCGACGGCCGATCCGAGGATCTGTACTCCTCCGGGTGCCTCGTAAGGTGCGATGTCGTTGGTGCTCACAGTGTGTTGCCTTCCATTGCGTGGTGCTTGCTTGCCGCCCAGCGCGGCAAGCGGATTCGGTGAATGTCGATCGGGTGCGCCGGCCACTGCCCACTGCGGGTGCAGTCGGCGTAGGTGCGGACAGCGCGCCGGATGAGGTCGCGGCCGATCTGCCGCGCCTCCTCGTCGAGCTCGAACACGTTGACGAGGTACGGCGCGGACTTCGACTGCACGACGAACAGGAAATCCGGGTCGAGATCGGAGAGCTCGAGGGCACGGAATGCGTCGGTGTACCAGGGGTCCTGGACGTGGTAGCCGTAGTCCTCCACGGACTTCGTGAAGTGCTCCGGTGCCGCCGACGTCGAGGTCTTGTAGTCGACGATGCAGGGCCGGCCTTTGAGCTCGGTGAGCCAGTCGGGGCGCGTCCGGATGGATACGCCCGTCTCCGGGTCCTGGTGGTACAGCGACAGTTCCGGCTCTCCGTCCGCGAACAGGGCCGCCGCGATCGGATGGGACTTGATGGCTTCGGCCATGGCGTGGACGTCGTCGTAATCGGACGGTTTCAGCGGGAGCTTGCCGGCGGCCCGGACCTCGGCGACCTGAGCCTTGACCTCTTTCGTCAACCATTTGTCGGCGTCGATGCGGACGATGTCCGCACCCTCCCCCAGGATGAGGGTGTGAGCCGCGTGGCCGACGTCGTACTCCGTCTTAGGTGCCTGCGGGTGGTCCTGCCCCCACTTGAATTCCGCTGGCGTCGACGGAGGCAGGAGACGGCGAGCACCCGACGACGACAGGGTGGCCCGATCAGCGTGGTACTCGATATCGGAGATGCCCTTGTAGACGCCCGGGGCGGAGACGACGTCGGACGTGAACCCGCTCATGCGCGGAACCGATTCGTGACGGGGCCGTAGTGCTCAAGCAGTGCATCCCACGGCTCGGGGAACTGGTTGCCTGCCGAGTGCCACAGGCCATTGCCCTCCTCGAGCTCCCAGCGGTCACCGTTGCGATCCCACACTGTCGGCGCTCCGACCGGGCGGGGATCTCCTGCCACCCACTGGTAGCTGTCGATGTCGGCCTTGCCGGTGGGAGGCGCGGGCTTGCGGAGAACGCGGCGCGGTGCCGGGTCGCGTTCCTCGATCGAGTAGATCCGGTGGATCGCGATGTGCTCGGTAATGCCCGAGGCCATGCGGACCGCGAGGAACTGCGAACCCAACTGGCTGGCACCCGGACCGGACTCGACTTCACCGGTGATCGTGTCGACGACGGTCCCGGTGTCGTAGCGGACCTTCACGCTGTACGTAGACACTGCGAATCCTCCTGTGCTGTAGCTCGATAGACGTAGATGCGTTTCCCGCCGCCGCCGTAGCGGCGCATGACGGTGCCGACCCGTTCGATGCGGCCGTTGTGCCATGCACGGAGTACGGCCGCCGTGTGCGATGACCTCGGAGCGTCGTCGGGTAGATCCCGGGCAGTGAACTCCTGGCCGGATGCGATCAGTTCGTCGAGCCGCCGATACGTGGCCCGCTCGAGCGGCTCGGGAATGAAGACGCCGTTCCGGTTCAACCAACGCATGAGGGAGTCGAATCGGACACCTTGAATCTCGGCTATCCGCTTGTGACTCATTCCAGCGGAACGCATCTCGCGATACGCCTCAATCCGGGCGGCCTTCTCGCGTGCCAACCCCGCGCGGCCGAGCTCCGCCATCTCGGGGCTGTTCCACTTCGGGTTCGGGCTCGAGGTCACGACAACACCTCGCGATCAATAGCGAGGTCCCTGGCGTGATCGGCGGCCATACCGTCGTCGAACTCCGGTGCCTGGATCTCGTCGGGCTCGGCCGCGAAATACAGCTGCTCGGCGGGCGAGAACTCTCCATCGTCAGGCGCGATAATCTCGATGTAGCCGGTGGCCCATCCTTGGCCGGCGGACTCTTCCCACCGGTCTGCGGACACGACGCGCCACGGCCCGTAGTTCGGCGGCGACTCGATCGCGCCGAGCGCGTCGGCGAGTTTGCGGACGATCTCCGCCACGCCGCTCATGCCGGCACCACCGATGCGAAGTAGACGATGGCTCCGAAGAACCCGCCGCCGACGATCGCCCAAAACCATTCGTGCGCACGCTGCAGGCGGGTCACAGCGTCTCCCCTGCCGCCATCTTCACGATCGGGACGCCGATGGACTTCCACCACTGCTCGGCGTGGGGGACGTCTTTGAACCCGAACACGAAATCCTGTATGCGGGTGAGCCGCTCGGAATACTCGGCGGCTGCATCCGAGATCGCCGATGCGAGGATCTCGCCGCGGTCGATCTCGATGGGCTCCGTGTTTACCGACTTGTCGGCGCGGTCTGCGAGTGAGTGGAGGGCCGCGGCGAGCTGCGCGGTTTGGGTGGCGTCATCGATCCAGTTGCGGCGTTCCATCAGCCGGTTGGTACGGGTGAGTGCCTGCCGTGGGTCGGGCGCGGCGGACGGAGATTCGGTAGAGACTCGGGAGGCGAGTCTCACTGATCCGATCGCCATGGCCTCAAGCAACTCGGCTGAGTCGCGTAGTGGGTTTATGCTGGTCACTGTTGTCTCCTTCTGGGGTTGGTGACGGGCTCGCGACTGGTACTCGCGGGCCTGTCGTTTTTTGTGGGGGTTTGTGGGCGGCGGGAGCTGCGAACCATCGAGCCGATGCGGCTCTGGCGGTGGTGCGCTCCCGCCGCCGTTGCGCCCCGGTACCTGCCTGGCCTAGGCCTTCCCCGCCTGGCCTGGCAGCGTCGGGGCGGGTCTTAGTGGGGGCCGAGTTGGTAGCCCAGGAACGGTGAGCCGAGAAGTGCGGCGATCATCAGGAGTCCGAAGACGACGTGGAATCGGAACTCGTCGGGAATGCGGCCGCGCATCATGCGGGGATCTGCGATTCGGGTTGGTCTTCGAGGAGCTCGGCGAGGGTGCAGCCGAGGGTCGCGGAGACGGTGTGGAGTTCGGAAATGGTGAACTCGACGCGGCCGAGGAGTCGCTGTGAGATGTTCTGTTGGGTGATGCCGAGGGCTTCGGCGAGGGCGGCTTGTGGGATGCGGTTGGCGCGAGAGATGTCGCGTACCCGTCTCGCTACCGCCTGAGCGTGTTGATTCGGTTGCATACGAGTGTTTCTACACGTGATGCGTGTTACTAACAAGCGTGGAATTCGGCCCGTTTGCGAATAATCGACCTTTTCAGCAACGATTTTGACTCGCTGACTAGCCCTTTACACGCACACCGGGTACATTATTTTCATGACCACATCGATCGAGATCATCGATATCGCGGGCGACGAAACTCCCGACGAGGCAGCCGCCCGTCGCATTCGGCAGTCGATCGCCGGCATGAAGTTCCGGCCATCACAGACGCAGATCGCCAACGCGATCGGCATGATCCAGCAGAAGCTCAACCGTCGACTCTCGGGAGCAGTGCCCTTCACCCTCACCGAGTACACCGCGATCTGCGACTACCTCGAGCTCGATCTGGTCTACATCCTGACCGGACGCAAAAGCCCCCGCCCGGATGGACCGGACGGGGGCAACGTGAGCCGCCTGAGAGAATCGAACTCTCGACCTTTTCATTACGAGTGA